ATGCTTCTTTTACCATATCTGATGTAAGACCTTTAAAAGTCTTATTTAAAGTTCCATTCTTCACATCTATTAATAGATCAGCTTCTTTATGATGTAAACCTTCTAATATTTGTATGAATAGTGTTTCTTTTTTTATTTTGTTAAGTTGATTATTGCCACCTTTAACAAAGTTGTATAACCTTTTTGCTTCATTTTCCAACCATGTGTGTTCTGTTCCTTCTGGTACTTCGTTTCTAATGAACGGAGGTATTCCAGGAGGTAAATCCCACTCTATTTTTGGATCAAAGGCACCTTTTAAGATCATTCTTATTGCTGGTGTATTGTTTTNTCTTAACACAGCGATCTTGTCTGCCTTTACTTTAGCGTTATTAACTTTGGTAAAGATTTCACTTATTAACTCTTTACCTGAACCAGCAGTTGAAGCCATTGCTTCCATTGCTTTTGGTGAGATCAGGTTAGGGTTTCTTGCTCTTTCTTCAGCCATTTTATTTCTCCATATATATGTTATCAAAAATCATTAATGTTTTCAATCAATGCTTTTAGCTTATTATCTATAAAGTATTGTAATAGTAGCGATCTATTATTATCTTTATAGTTCTTGTAATTATTTATAATACTTGTTTTAATGTCTTCTGGTATCATAGATAAATCTATTAATCTCTTATTACGATCAAAATATTTTCTTGTTTCACTACCAAGAGGTATATTATCTGTATCAGCCCACTCTGCTAATCTTTTTTTGTTTATAGGTTTCTGTCTTTCGTCCCTTAAAAATATATCATCATCACTTAATATATTTGGAACACCATCTGACCTATCACCTTTAATAATTTGTTCTCTTAAAAATACTATTGGATCAGCATTCTCACCCATAAAACTTTTTAACANTGGACTATATTGGTACACATCACCATAATGTTGTAGTTGAACAAAGTCTTTGTCACCAGATACAATCAAATACTTGTCTTCTTCTCTCATAGCGACTAGTGTGGCGATTATATCATCTGCCTCACACTTCTCAACGTGTAATATTTTATATGGCATATTCTTTGTAAGTTCTTCTCTTATCTCACTCATAATACCAAACACACCACTCCAATCAATCTTACTTTCAACACGACCTTTTCTTCTTTGATGTTTGTAGTTTGGAAATATATCTCTACGCCATGGATCAGCAGCATCAGCAGCACATACCAATGTACCAAACTCATCTTTAAACTTNANATTNAATGCTCTTATTGTATTTAAGATAGAATGCCTTACTGCGGCNTTATCTGGTAANTCTGATATGTCGCCTCTACTNTGCGCCATCANGTTTGAAATCATCACTTGGTTTAAATCTATTATAATCATTGTAGCACTCCTATATCATCTGACATTTTAGACCAATCTCTACATATGTCCATTACTCGTTTTCTAAATTTAAAATTAATAAACTTATCATCTATTAGTGTTTCAAATAATTTATCTACACCAGCACCTAGTTGTAGATTGATATGTTTCTTAAACTTAAATTTTTTAAATTCTTCAAACGCTGTAACCACATGATGTTTTTGAAATGGTTTGTTTACTTCTTCCCATGTCATATTGTAAAAGAAATCCTTGACAGTCATTGATAGATATGGTGTAATCAATTGTTTCTTATTGTTTCTGGCAATCAATTCATGCCATAAATAACCTGCTTGATTGTTTATNTCAAAATAGTTATCTCTAAACTCATCAAANTTTTCTTTNGATTTACCTGGACCATAATGTAACATAGCCTTTTTAGATATACCATAATAACCATCAGCAGCCCAACCAGATAATACAACGGTCTCTTTTATTTCTGGATACACATATAAAAATGGAAAGCAACATTCAAAATGTGTTTTCTTTTTACATCTTACTTCTTTTACTAATCTTTGAAAATCGTTTTGTATATTGTGCGTAGGTACTTCTATAACATGAATACCCCAACCCATAAGTTTAGCCACTTCAGCGGCCTTTGTAGCGTCATATGAGGGTTGATCTTGTAGATGAAACGTATATGCAGTTATCTTCTTACCCATTCTATGAGCAGCGAATGCAACTGATAAACTATCAACACCACCAGATAATAATACAGCAACATTGTTATCTGTTGTTTGTTGTTCTATTTGTTCTATAATTAATTTGTCAATCATGTTTCCGAATATCTTGTAACGTTAAATTCTTTACCTCTAAAATTTCTTTGATAAAACCATTCTCTATATATCTTATCTGTAAAGAGTTCTAAAATTTCACTGTATATTATAGTGTCATCTAGTATCATTTTTTCTAATGATTCATATTCATATGTATCAACTTTACGACTTACTTTAAATGATTTAGCATTCTCAAACAATGCTCTTATATTTCTTAAATGGTTACTCATACTGTGTCATCACCAAAATAATGATCTGGAAACTTTTTTCTATTTTCAATTTCTTTTAATCTTTGTAATTCTTTTTTCTTATTATAATTTATAATTAAAAAACCTATAAAGCAACCTACAAAGGTCACTGTACAACCTATAAAAAGAAATAATATTCCGTGTGAAAAATCCATAAAATAAGAAGGGCGCCGAAGCGCCCCATCTAGCTTTCTAATTATGCATCAAGTGCAATTAGGTCTGCTTTCTTTACAGAAACAGTGTGGTTGTCATACTTGAACGGAGTTCCGTATAACGCTTTGATACCAGCAGCGATGATAGCTCTTGTTGGAGTTCCCATTCTGTAGTATTTTTTTCCACCAACTCTGTTACCATAGATCATGTGACCTTCAGCTCTAAGCGTGTCAATCATTGATCTTGGAGACTCTAAATCAAAGTTCTTTTGAATTGAAGTCCAAGCAACATTACCACCTTTTGATAGTAAGTTAAGTAGTTTTTGTTTTTTAGATAAAGATTTTCTACCTCTAGTTTCTGTAGCAACAGTTCTTTTTGCTGTTTTTACTTTTACTAGCTCGTCTTTACCAAACAAGTTTTTTAATGTATTTAACATATTAATATACTCCTTTATATATTTGAGTTGTTAATTTAACTATTTTACAACCTGCGAAGGCGATTCTTAGCGAATTCATTTGTCAAGGTCCTCATCTGGCGCCAACCAATCTGGGCCATCTTTTAGTTCCTCTTTTAAATCTTTACTAAAAGGTCTTGTTGTTTTACCTTTATGAAATAAGTCATAATTTATTCTGGCACTTTGACCACCATCTTTTTTTATTTTTAGTTCTACCATAGTTTCTGATAGTACCTGTGATGGGTGTTTCATATTAAAATCTCTATAAATTAAACCACGCATTGTATCTACTAACATAGCCAAGTCTTTTGTAAATTCACCTCTATCTGTTTTGATACCCATGTTATAAAAACTTTTTAGTAAACTTAGACTCATATCATCTACGCTTGTTTCAACAAACTCTTTGGTCTGTTGTTTATGCATTTGGTCCAAAAACTTTTGGTCTTCTTTCTTCGGACCAGCAGTTGACTTCTCCACAATTCTATTTGTAGGAAAAGGTATTACATTTTTGTAGTCGTCTTTATTTGTCAATTATTTCACCTTTAAAATTTACTAAACCTTTATCGGCAAAGTATTCTATAAGTTGATTATAGCCACCGACTAACTTATCGTCAATCTTTACTTGTGGCATTGTTCTAACTTGTTTACCAATATCTTCTACTAGTTTAACAGGATCAGAATCAAAGTCTTTCTCTAATGACTTTTCTTCATATTCAAGGCCAAGCGTCTTTACAAGGTGCTTCGCCTTGGTACAAAATTGACAGTTATTTTTACTGTATATTACTATCTTCATTATTACCTTCTAACTTTTCAAACGCAATTTTAGCTTTTGATTTTACATTGTAAGCATCAACAGCTTCTGCGATTGTGAAGTTGTACATTTTGTTATAATCACCCATTGGTAATCTTAAACCAATCCATACTCTGTAATAACCATTTTTAGTCATAGTTATATCTTTAGCAAAGATTTCATAACCTCTTACTGGTGTCTTTGTAATTAAGTTGACAATTGTACTCTCAACTTCTGACACAGTAGTCTTGTTATGTTGTTTACCAAGTTCTGTGATGAATATTTTTGATGATTTATTCATTTCACCTTTAACAATATCAGCAAGTTCTGATTTCGCAATCATCATGCCTTTCTCTATTGCTAATTGTAAATCTGGCGACACAGCCGTAGCAACACCAAAGATACACATTTTATCTTTGTCTTTACCAAAAGTTGGTGTATCACACGCCTTCTTATCTGAAAAATCATTGACGTACCATTTCGGTACAGTTTCAATAATTTTTGACTTCTCTTTTTTAATCTTATATTGTGACGCACAATTTGTCAACAATAAAGATAGGGTAAGTACACCCATTATTTTCACATACTTATTCATAATTATTTAACCTCACTTTTTACATTATATACTAGTTCTTGTGCTTTGTCAAGTGCTAAAGCTATATGATCTAAAAAATCAGCCCCTGACATACCTGTCACAATTACTATAACAAGTGAGATAATGATAATATTTTTAATCATTATCTAACCTCCCATTCACCATTTAGTTTTAAACATACTTTTCCTGGTGAGTAAAAGGCATGTTTGTTCCGACTATATCTTCGGCAGTATTCTGGTTGTGCCATATCAGTATAGTAAAACTCAGCGAATAGTTCCCAATAAGTTGGTCCACTTGCTCGTTTTCTACCATCTGCACACTCCAAAATTTCTTCCTTGATTAGTTGATTATCACTCTCTTTGATAATAACTTTAATATAACAATACTGATCTGCCACATTCTTTGGTTTTACAGTTGTTATTTTATTCCAATAAACTTTATCGCCATCTTTTTCTACTTGTTCTATCTTATCTAATACTTCTATTACTTTGTCTTTAGTTGATACTTCACTAGCAAATAAGTATGTACATATNAATAAAAATGATATAGACCAAAACATTAATTTTACAAAAGCTCTAGGGTCATAAGGGGGCATATTAGTTTCCTTTCCATTCTACCCATCGGCCATCTGGCATTTGACAGGTTANTCCAAAAATTGTATTTCTATTCACACCACCAATACCTACAAGTGGCCATCTGTTAGATATATCTACAGTCGCACTATAATCTTTACATTTGATTGGTCCTTTGTGATATGATCTTGTTGTATGTATGATACCACTATTACCAGTCTTTTGATTAAACCAATTTGTATAACTACTTGTACTTGGTCCGTGGTTTAAATGATCTACAAACGTAGCATTGTGTACATCATAATCTGAATTATACATAATCTCTGCGCCAGTAAATGCGCCACTTACTGCACAACCAGCAATCACATATGGATCATTGATTCCCATAGACACACAAGCGGCAGTGGTAGTTGTTGCACCTAGCGTTGCGCCTACGTTTGATCTAGTCGCTTGACAATTAGTGACTAATAAACCAGCGATTAATATTAATATTATTCTATGCATTCAATTTCCTTATTGTATCGTTTACTTCAAAAAGCTCATCTTCTAATTGTTGTACTTTTTCTGATGGTCCATTAAATTCATAATGTTCTAGCTTTTCGTTTATTTCTTTTTTTTGTTCGTTTAATTGTTGTATAGTTATATCTTTATTTGTCATATGGTTGTGTATCGTTAGCAATTAATTTACAAGTTGCCTGAATATCGTCAATCAATTCTTGTACTTGTTGATCTCTCTCAGGTGTTTTTGGATTATTATATTTAAGATTGTAGAGTCTATCACTTGTTTTTTTAACACCATCTACCTTTAAACAAAAATCACTAATCTTGTGTATCATACTTTTTTTCCCATTGTTTTAAAATCCTTAGCATCAACAATCATGTAAGGACCCTTGTTGTACGGAACACTAATTGTTTTGCCTTCTGGTATAGTGCTCGTATATTGTTTCTTGTAAGTAGTACCAGAAATTCTA